ACATAAGCGCTCTATCGAGCTGCGCTTGCAAGCCGAGGAAATCTTGAAAGAGATTCGGTACGGGCTATGAAGAAGAAGCGAGCGATGAAAGCGATCACCGAGGACTGGACCGATCAAGAGGAAGAAGAGCTCGCGTTCATCCTAAACCTGCAAGCAATGAAAGGGGGGGTAGGCATGCCGGACACATCCGAAAAAAAACAGGGGGCACTCTGTAAAAAAGCGATGCAACATGCTTTGATCGTGATTAGACGAAGCGATCAGGCGCGAACGATTAGCGATCTTGCGAACAAGAGTCTTGCGATTGACTTGCTTGAGCACGCGCTTGCTTCTTGCGATTCGTGCAGGCTCGGGCATAATGGGGGCTGACTCCTTCTGTTGGTTTTCCCGCCCAGCGCGGGATTTTTTTTGGGTAAAGCATGGACATTCTCACAGCGCAAGACCAACTCAAAGTCGGCAAGGCAAGCTCAGAGATTCTCAGGCTAGCGCGTGAGTTGCAGAAAGAATGCTCGCCTTGTAATCCTGATCGCAGGCGATTGCAATTTCTAGCGGCCTACCTCATGGACAACGCAAGCCAAATCATGTGCGTGGCAGTCAAAGATGACTGAGGCTATTTCCAAAGCCTTTATCGCAGCGATGTGGTTCGGCGCGTTTGCCATTGGCTTTTGTTTCGGGTGCGTAGTTGCGACTCTCTACTGTCTCGGATGGGGGGTGGTTAAAATTTTCCAGGGGGTGGTATGGCTAGGGTGGCAGAAAAAAAAATAGCCGAGCGTATCCGTGGCCGAGCGTTGCAAAGGTTGCGGGCTGCGTGGTTTATGCGTCACCCGCTGTGCGTGTCTTGCGAGTCCAAAGGACAGGTGAGATTGGCAACCGAGCTGGACCACATCATTGCATTGGGGAGGGGTGGGACAAACGACCTCTCAAATTTTCAGGGACTTTGCCAGTTTTGCCACAGCGAAAAGACCAGACGCGACATGGGATGGAAGGCGAAGCATCAGACCGGACTAGACGGATGGCCGGTTACAGAAAGCCAGACGGGGAGGCCTAAGCGATAGTGATGGGAGGGGTGGCGAAAAAGTCTGGCATGATAGAAACTGAAAACCGCCGTGGCCCCTCTTTTTTTGCGCGTCCCGCAAAAACAAGGTAGTGTGTTGTAACCCCGCGACAGAGAGAAATCATGAAGCACAAAGCAAACACGACATCAGCGCAGATTCGAGCGATGGTCAATGCGTCGGCACCTATTGCTGAGCCACCATCATTCATAAGGTTGCGCGATTGCGATCAACCTTTTTGGAAGTCTATCATGCATTCGCGCACTCGTGACGAGTGGACCGAAAATGATTTGGTTGCAGCTGCACAGTTAGCGCGTTGCCAAGCAGACATCGAGCGAGAAAGTGAAATGCTCGATGCTGAGGGCTCAGTCGTAGACAACCGAGCCAATGCAAGGCTTGCCATTATCGAGATGCTTTGCAAGCGTGAGTTAGCGATCATGCGAGCACTTCGCATTGGGGGTACTGCTGCTGGTGAGCGCAAGGAGGATCTTGTAAAGGCTCGCAAGATACAGCGGCAGGCTGAGAAGGCATTGTCTGAATTATCGGATGACGAATTGCTAGCAACATGAGGCGCAAGAAACTGACTCGCGGCGAGCGGGTCTGCGCTTTCATTGAACGCTATTGCATCGTGCCCGAGGGGGATTTGCTTGGTAAGCCTATCAAGCTAGAGCCCTTTCAAAAGCGATTCATTCTCGACATTTACGACAACTCATCGGGAACCAGGCGCGGTTACCTTTCTATTGCTCGCAAAAACTCTAAGACTGCGACGATTGCTTGTATCTTGCTTGCTCACATTGCCGGACCTGAAGCAGTGCTCAATAGCCGGATTATTAGCGGCGCTATGAGCAAGGAGCAAGCAGCAGAGGTGTATAACTATGCAAGCAAGATGGTTAGCCTCTCTAGCGAGCTTTCCAAGGTCATTAAGACTGTGCCAAGCAAGAAGATGCTCATTGGCATGGTTCGAAATGTTGAATATCAGGCAGTCAGCGCTGAAGGCAAGACCGCACACGGCAAGAGCCCTATCCTTGCAATCCTTGATGAGGTTGGACAGGTCAGAGGTCCGCATTCTGAGTTCATTGACGCTATCGTGACAAGTCAGGGTGCTTATGACAATGCTTTGCTGCTTGCTATATCTACACAAGCGGCAAACGATGGCGATTTGTTCTCGATATGGTTAGACGATGCTATACAGAGCAAGGATTCGAGGATTGTCTGTCATCTGTACGCTGCGCCAGCATCTTGCGAGCTGCAAGACCGTGAAGCATGGAAGTCTGCAAATCCTGCGCTTGGCAAGTTTCGATCATTGCGAGACGTTGAGGAGCAGGCAGACAGGGCAAGCCGTATGCCGAGCTTTGAGCCTACCTTCCGCAACCTGATCCTAAATCAGCGCGTGGAGATGGTCAGCCCGTTCATATCCAAAAAGATATGGGAGATCAACGGCGGCGAGGTCGACCACACGGCCTTTTACGACAATCCGGTTTATGCAGGCTTGGACCTGTCAGGTAAGAACGACTTAACGAGCATGGTCCTGATTTGCAAGCCTAAAGACAAATGGCTTGTCTGGCCTTTTTTCTGGACACCGGAGAAAGGCTTATCGGATCGCGCAAGAGCTGATCGCGCACCTTATGACGTGTGGGCTAAAGAAGGCTTTATCAAGACAACGCCAGGGGCAAGCATCGATTACGAGACGGTTGCCAAGGACATTGCAGAGATACTCGGCGATGTTTCTATCGAGTCTGTGGCCTTTGATCGCTGGCGAATTGACCTTTTAATCAAGGAATTCAACGAAATAGGCGTAAAATTGCCGTTAATCCCGTTTGGTCAGGGCTTTAGGGACATGGCACCAGCGATTGATGCGCTTGAAACGGCTCTACTTAACGAACAAGTTTCACACGCTGCAAACCCTGTTTTGACGATGTGCATGGCTAATTCGAGGGTCGAAAAGGATGCGGCGGGTAACAGAAAATTGAATAAAGCACGAGCAACTGGCAGAATAGACGGCGCGGTTGCGCTTTGTATGGCCTTTGGCATCGTTTCGAAGCAAAACGACGAAGAAGAAGGCGATTTCGAAGGGTTTTTAGACACACCTCTTGCACTGGCGTAAACAATGGCGACACTTTTTCAGAGCTTGCGACGCTGGTTCGGTAACGTAGGATCGACCGGACAGCAAGAGGGTATCCAATACGGCGAGCCCTTCACCAAAGTTTATGACATCAACAAGGATTACGGGATCGACGGAGCCCTGCAAGTCTCAGCGGTTTGGGCTTGCGTTGAGCTGCTTTCCGACAATATCGCTTCTTTACCCTTATTTGTCTACGAACGCGAGCCAGGTGCGGACGGTCACAAAAACTTAGCCAGAGGCACAGAGCTTTGGAAGCTACTCCACGACAATCCTAACCGCCGAAACACTCCGATGGAGTTTTGGCAGTTCATGACGCTAAACTTTATCTTGCGTGGCAACGCTTATGCTCGCGTAGTTCGTAATGCAGCAGGTGAAGCAATTGAATTGCTACCGCTTAGCAGCGATCAGGTCGAAGTTGAGGTCGATTCAACCGGCAAAGTCATTTACAAGTACAGTTTTGAGGGCAAGATCATCGTTTACGACGAGCGATCAATCCTGCATTGGAAGGACAAGGGCAACGGCATTTACGGCATGAGCCGCTTGGACTACATGCGCTCCTCGGTCGGCGTTGCTATCTCATCACAGAATCATACCGAGCAGGGCTACCGTAAGAGCGGCAGACGGCCAGGTGTATTTATGATCGACAAGCTACTCACGCAAGAGCAGCGCGAGAAGATCAGAAAGAACTATTCCGGCCTCGTTGAAGGCTCCGACGATGATTTGCTGGTACTCGAAGCTGGCGCAAAGTTCGAGCCATTGAGCCTTTCGCCTGCCGATTTGCAGTTGCTAGATACTCGGAAGTTTGCAGTCGAAGATATTGCTCGCTGGTTTGGCGTATCGAGCGTCATGATCAACGATACAGCTAAGACAACGACTTGGGGTACTGGCATTACCGAGCTAATTGAGGGCTTTTACAAGTTCAGGCTCAGACCTATGCTCGAAGGGCTTGAGCAAGCCATCGAAAGGCGCGTCTTAACGCCAGGACAGCGCGAGAAGTACACAGTCGAGTTCTCTTTAGACGCAATCTTGCGCGGATCGTTCAGAGATCGACTCGAAGCAGCATCGACAGCAGTCAATAACGGCCTGATGACGCGCAATGAGTATCGACAACTTGAAAATCTGCCACCAAAAGACGGCGGCGACATCCTAACAGTGCAGCTAGCACTCACAAACTTAGAGAACTTAAGTGCCAATCCCAACCAATGAAATGGCGCGAGAAGCTCAGCTAGGGCTTGATTGGCGCAGCGAATACGGCAGAGGCGGTACTGAGGTAGGCATCGCCAGAGCCCGTGACATTGTTAATAAGCGCGATTTAAGCGAAGATACGCTTAAGCGCATGGTCAGCTTCTTTGCAAGACACGAAGTTGACAAAGAGGCTGAAGGATTCCGCGAAGGTGAGGATGGTTATCCGTCTAACGGACGTATAGCGTGGGCATTATGGGGCGGTGACCCTGGGCAGTCCTGGGCGAAGCGTAAACTCGCGGAAATCGGAGATGAAAAAATGATACGCAAGGCAATTAACCTCGATTCGATGTCCTTGAAGTTCGCTGGCGATAGCGGGTTCGAGGGCTATGCGTCTGTTTTCGGCGGAGTTGACAGCTACAACGACACGATCATGCCTGGCGCTTACAAGTCTGTTATTGATCGCATCAAGGCTGGCGCAGCTCGTATGCCTAAGATGTTTGTCAACCATAAAAGCTGGGATGTTCCGGTAGGCAAGTGGATCAAGATGGAAGAAGACGAGCACGGCCTGTACGTCAAAGGCGAATTCACGCCAGGTATACCAGAGGCGCAGGCAGTCAAGGCGGCCATGCAACACGGAACTATTGATGGCCTATCAATCGGTTACATGCTCCAGCCTGATGACATCGAGTTTAGAGAGGATGTTCGCGTCATCAAGAATATTTCCGAGCTTGCAGAGGTCAGCATTGTCACTTTCCCTGCTGATTCCGCTGCGCGGGTGGACCTTGCAAGCGTTAAAAGCTCTTTGGAAAGCATCAAAACTTTGAGAGAATTCGAAAACTTCTTGCGGGATGCAGGCGGGTTTTCTAAGTCTTTGGCAACCGCCACGGCAGCGCGAGCCAAAGAGGTACTGAATCGGAGAGAGTCTGATTCGCAATTGCCGGACGATTTGCAGCGCTTAATCGCGCTCAACCTCCTCCAATCACGGACTCTGTAAGGAATATCATGGACGAAATCAAAGCACTGGCCGAAACTCAGGCCAAACTCTTAGACACTAGCCGCGAGCTTAAAGGCTGGATGGAAAAAGCCAACAACGAGATCGAATCGGTCAAGAAGTTGGACAGCGAAACCAAAGCAGCGCTCGACAAGCTCAGCACGAAAGCCGCTGAACTGACCGACAAGTGCCTAGACCTTGAGCGTCGCATCTCTGATGCTGGCTCGACCGAAGGCAAGAGCGAGACCGCAGGCGAATTGCTCACCAAGTCGGAAGCATTCCATGCTATGGCAGCAGGTCGCAGCAAGTTTGCTCGAGTTGAGCTCAAGACCGCTATCGTTAACGCAACCGGCCAAAATCAGCCACTCGTTGCTGACATGCGTGTGCCTGGGATTATCACCAATCCTAACCGCGTATTGACGATCCGCGATCTTATGCCCGTTGGCCGCACTGCTAGCAACCTCGTGCAGTACACGAAGGAAAACGTTTACACGAACAATGCTGCCGCGCAGTACAGCAGCCCAAATCGTGAAAACGTCACCAAACCTGAGAGCGGCATCACTTTCACGCTCGCAAACGCTGCCGTCGTGACACTTGCTCACTTCATCCCTGTTAGCCGTCAGGTTCTCGACGATGCGCCTCAGCTTGAGTCGTACGTCAATGGCCGTCTGCTCTATGGTTTGAAGCTCGAAGAGGAAGATCAGCTGCTGAACGGTGCAGGCACCTCTGGCTCGTTGTCTGGCCTGCTGGCATCTGGCAACAACACGGCATATAACCGCAGCGCAACCGGCGACACTCGCATTGATACACTTCGCAAGGCAATCACTCAGGCAGCATTGAGTGAGTACATGGCCGACGCGATTGTTATCAATCCTGAGGACTGGGAAGCCATCGAGTTGACCAAAGCAACCGACGGCCAGTACATCATGGCCAACCCGATGGCACTTGCTGGCCCTCAGATCTGGGGTAAGCGTGTTGTAGCTACCAACTCCATCGCCGAAGGCACATTCCTAGTTGGTGCTTTCACAATGGGTGCTCAGGTTTGGGATCGCATGGACGCAGCAGTCCAGATTTCTTATGAAGATGGCGACAACTTCAAGAAGAACATGGCAACGCTGCTGGCCGAAGAGCGTCTCGCACTGACCGTGTATCGCCCCGCCGCATTCATAAAAGGCACGTTCTAATGCCAACGCCGAGGACGGGAGAGAGCGAACGCGATTTTGTCAGCCGTTGTATGTCTGACTCTGAAGCAAGACGCGATTTCCCTGACTCGGCACAGCGAGCAGCCTTTTGCTACGCAACATGGCAGAATAGGCCCAAGGTCACAAGCCTTGGGCCTTTTTCATCACCCGCGAAGAAATCATGCAACTCATCGAAGTCATAGCGCTGCAACACTTTGCAGACTCCAGAATTGGAAGCGTCACACGCAAGCAACGCCTAAAACTGCCGATTGGACTCGCTGAACAGCTAGAGTCAGCCGGATGCGTTGAAATCCTAAACCCTCGCAGGACAGTTCGCACAATGCCGTCAGCATCAGAGACCACGGACGCTGGCGGGGCGAAACTGTCTGTATCTTCGCCTCCGGTCCAAGTCTCACCACAGCGGATTGTGAGCTCGCTAGCACAAAGTCCTGGCGCTTTATCGCAATCAACGACAGTTACAAACGAGTTCTCTTCGCAGACGTTCTCTACGCTTGCGACGGCGGATGGTGGAAGGTCTATCACCAAGAAGCGCGGCAGGCCTTCAAAGGCGAGCTCTGGACTCAAGACGAGTGGGCTGCAAGCAAATACGGTCTTCATCGGATAGGCTCGGAATCACATCCAGGGCTTGGCCTTCATGACAAAATCCATCAAGGCGGCAATAGTGGCTATCAGGCTATCAATCTTGCGTATTTGTGGGGCGTTGACAGAATCATCCTGCTTGGGTTTGATTGCGGCCCTAGCTTAAAAGGCGAAGCGCACTGGTTTGGGCAACATCCACCGACGCTAACAACGACACAGCCCTACGAGCTCTGGCGAGCTAAGTTCCCAAGGCTTGCAGCAGACTTGCAAAGGCAAGGCGTAAAGGTTATCAACGCAAGCAGACACACCACGTTGACATGCTTTGAGCGTAAACCGATAGACCAATGCTAACCCTACTTACCGCCACCGGAGAAAGGCAGCGAGCATGGGACTTGTGCCAAATCTGGATGGCAAGACAGACATATACGGGCCCTGTCCGATGGGTTATTGTGGACGATGGCAAGCATCAGCAAGAAACAACATTTAGCCGCAAGCACTGGGAGCTTGTTTTTGTAAGGCCTGAGCCATTTTGGGATGGTTCAAACACGCAGGCGAGGAACTTACAGGCAGGTCTCGCACAGATTACTGGCGTCGAGTGGGTTGTCATTATCGAGGATGACGATTATTACGCTCCGCAATGGCTAGAGACTGTTTTTGCTCAGTTTAAGAACGCTGAACTAATAGGCGAACGACGTGCTCGTTATTACAATGTGCGAACAAGCATTTGGCGACATATGGATAATATGATTCACGCAAGCCTATGTTCCACGGCCATGCGTAGCAACGCGCTTGCATTGTTTAGAAGTGTTGCGATGACTCAGCACAAGTTTATTGACATCGTGCTCTGGGAAAAGGCCAAATCAAGACACTTGTTTGACTCGCAGCTCACAGTTGGCATCAAAGGATTACTAGGGCGAGCAGGTATAGGCTCAGGGCATGATCGACATTTCTATGGAGAATTTGACCGCGATGGGTCAAAACTGAGAGAATGGCTCGGGGCAGATTCTCAGTATTACATGAACGATAAGGACGGCAAGAATGCTACCCAAGCTGATCGCACAAGGCGACCAATCCGTTGAGCCTGTTACGCTGGCGCAGGCCCAGTTGCATTTGCGCTTGGACTTGGAAGCTGGGCAGCATCCAGACGATTCGCTTGTATCTGCACTCATCACCGTCGCTCGACAAGATGCTGAGAACTATACGGGCTTGGCGCTGACGCAGCAAACCTTTGTCGCTTACTACGACGAATTCCCAACAGACGATTTAGACCTTGGCATCTGGCCAGTTCGGTCGATCACGTCCGTTCAATATGTCGATAGTAATGGAAATACTCAGACGCTTTCATCAACCGCTTATCGTTTAGACCCTAACGACAAGCCAGCGGTGCTCCAATATGTTGACGCATGGCCTCAGACCAAAGCGCAAAAGAACGCAGTTACGGTTACTTTTGTTGCTGGCTACGCAGCTGGAAGCCCTACGCGCTGGAATCTACCGAAGCCGATCTACCAGGCTATGCTCATGATGATCGGGCATCTGTACGAGAACAGAGAAAGCGTCAACGTCGGCAATATGGTTACGCCGTATCCTCTTGGGATGATGCACCTTTTGACACCTTATCGAATCAAGATGGGGGTCTAATGTGCGGGCTGGCAAACTTAACCGACGCATACGGATACAAGAGCAAAGTATCTCCGTTGATGATTACGGGCAACAGATTGAAACTTGGGCGGATATTGCAATTGTTTGGGCTGGAATCAAACCAGTCAAAACAACCTCTGCGCGAGAAAAGGTCAAAGCCTTTGAGCTTAGCCCAGACATTACGCACGAAATCACCGTCCGTTATAACGTTAATTTCTTGCCTGCATCGATCACAGAATCGCGGCGTATCGTCTATCAAAACCGTGTCTACTCGATTGCAGCAGCTTACGACATCGAAGAAGATCGAAAGTCGATTGTTTTTGAGTGCAGAGACTCAGGGATTATTTTGCAGGCAGAAATCCAGCCTTTTGCGCTTGAGAATGGCGATATTCTCATCCTCGAAAACGGCGATTATTTGATTTTGGAGTAAACATGGCAGACGTAAAGATCAGTCAGCTCAACGACGGATCGCCAGCTCAAGCGGGCGACGAAATCCCTATTACGCGCGGCGCTAGTAACTTCAAAATCTCAATTGGCGATATTACGACGCTAGCAACCAGTACGCTCGGCACGATTTCAACGCAAGATTCTGATGATGTCTCAATTACGGGGGGCTCAATTGCTGGAATCACTGACTTGGCGGTTGCAGACGGTGGTACTGGGGCTAGCACTGCTGCTGGGGCAAGGGCTAACCTTCTGCCGTCTTACGCTAGCAACGCTACTAAGGTGCTTAAGGTCAATGCTGGCGCGACGGATGTAGAGTGGGCTACAGATAGCGGAAGCGTAACCAGCATTACAGCAGGCACAGGATTAAGCGGTGGCACGATTACGACTACAGGCACGATTGCGCTTGCTACCGCCTATGGCGACACTTCTAACCCATACGCAGCCAAGACAGCAAACTATGTGCTTGCTGCGCCCAACGGCTCATCTGGTGCGCCCACCTTTAGAGCTTTAGTCGCTGCTGATATTCCAACGCTTAATCAAAACACGACGGGTAATGCGGCAACTGCGACAGCGTTACAGACCGCCAGGACGATCAACGGCGTGTCATTTGATGGCACTGCAAATATCACGATTGCAGACAGCACAAAGCTACCTTTAGCTGGTGGCACGATGACCGGAGCGATTAGCTTTGCTGCTGGTCAAACATGGCCGACATTCAATCAAAACACGACGGGCACAGCCTCTAATATCACTGGTACTGTTGCCATTGCTAACGGTGGCACTGGTGCGACCACTGAGTCAGGCGCAAGGACAGCTTTAGGAGTACCGGCAAGCCCTACAGGAACAAACGCGCAATTGCTCGCCAACAATGGCTCTGGAGGCTTTGCGAACATTACTGTAGGTTCAGGGCTCAGTCTAAGCAGCGGAACATTAACCGCTACTGGCGGTGGCTCAGGAACAGTCACATCTGTTGGCCTTACTATGCCAAGCGGGTTCACTGTTGGAAGCTCACCCGTAACCACATCAGGCACGATTGCTGTTACGACCAGCCTTAGCGGGATTCTGAAAGGCAACGGATCGGGCTTTACGACAGCGACAAGCGGCACAGACTATGCGCCTGCCACGTCTGGCACAAGCATACTTAAAGGCTCAGGGTCTGGTGGTTTTAGCAATGCATCCGCTGGCAGTGATTACCTAGCACCTCCATCAGGGACAGCGATTCTCAAAGCTAATTCAGGCGGTGCGCTTGCCAATGCTGTTGCAGGAACTGATTACGCGGCAGCGACGACAGGCACGAACGCGCAATTACTAGCTAACAATGGTAGTGGCGGTTTTTCTAATGTGACTGTTGGATCTGGGCTTACATTCTCTGCTGGCACACTTTCGGCAAGTGGCGGATCTGGAACAGTGACATCAGTTGATGTTTCTGGCGGCACGACGGGACTTACTACATCTGGCGGTCCAGTTACAGGGTCGGGAACAATAACGCTTGCAGGCACACTGGCTGTTGCCAATGGCGGAACAGGTCAAACCACTTACACGAATGGTCAGCTGTTGATCGGGAATACCACAGGCAATACGCTCACAAAGTCTACGTTGACTGCTGGAAGCGGCATATCAATTACTAACGGCAATGGATCAATTACGATTGCTGCCACGGGCGGTGGTGGATTTAGTCCTGTAACAGCAGCGATGATTTTTGGATAGGAACAATTATGGCAGCTCCAAACCTACTTTCACCGACGACGATTAACGGCAAGACCGTAACAGTCGATTTATCAACGACCAACGCAACTTCGATACTTAGCAATGCCGCAAGTTCAGGGAAGGTATTGAAGGTCAACTCGCTTTACGTTGCCAACGTGGATGGTTCTAGCAACGCAGAGATCACAATCAACTATTACTCTGCTGCTGCGCTTGGTGGTACGGCCACGCAGATAGCATCAACGGTTGTTGTGCCTGCTGATGCGACGCTTGTAGTCATTGATAAAGATGCTTATATCTACCTGGAAGAAAACACATCTTTAGGCGCTACGGCTGGCACTGCAAGCGATTTGAAGGTGGTTTGCAGCTACGAAGATATTTCTTAGGGGTAAGACATGCCCAGAGGTAACGGCGGGATAATCGGCCCCGCAAACATACCAACACTAAGCTCGGCCAAAGGTGTTTGGTCTATTACGGAAGCTCAACTTGCGGGGAGTCAGGGAATATGGCCGACGGCTGGCATTGATGTTTACTATTTGGTTGTTGCTGGTGGCGGTGGTGGCGGTGGTGACGGTGGAGGGGGTGGTGCTGGTGGGTATAGAGTAGATGTAACAACGGGTTTAAGAGTGAATTTGGCAACTAACTATACAGTTACCGTAGGCGCTGGAGGTACAGGCGCAGCGTATTCGTCTGCTGCTCGTGGCGCAAGTGGTGGAAACTCTATTTTTTCAAGCATTACATCAACAGGTGGCGGTGGTGGTGGGTCTGCGGGTGCATTTTCGCCAGGATATAACGATGGTGGAGCAGGTGGATCTGGTGGCGGTGGCTCTCATTTTGGCGACGGAACTGGTGGCCCGGCATCACCTTCTGGGCAAGGAAATGCTGGCGGTCAAGCAACAGGGAGTGCGCCTTACTATCCATCTGGCTCTGGTGGAGGCGCTGGTGCTGCGGGGACTAAACCAGCAAGCGGGTCTGTAGTGGTTGCTGGCGGAGCAGGGCTATCAAATTCAATTTCTGGATCATCTGTTACCTATGCTGGAGGTGGTGGCGGCGCCGCAAACAGAACAAGTTCTGGTGGCGCTGGAGGTTCTGGTGGGGGCGGTGCGGGTGGTGGGGGTGGTTCTGGTGGAACTGGCGGTTCTGTCGGTGGAGCTGGAAGCGCTAATACTGGTGGGGGCGGTGGAGGAGGTGGTGGTAGCGCCGCTGGCGGTGCAGGCGGGTCAGGCGTAGTAATTCTTAAGTATCCAGATACTTATACAATTTCTAATCCTAGCGGTGGTTTAACTTATTCAACCTCTGCTGCTTCAGGGGGATTCAAAGTGACTACATTTACAGCAGGTACTGGGAATGTGCAATGGAACTAAAAATACATAATCTATTCCCAATCCCTGTAGGCTTTGCAGAGCTTAATAGAACGCTGAACGATGAGGAGTTGTTTTTTATCCGTGAGTTACCAACAAGACCCAACATGGGTAACACGACAAGCACGAACAATTTTGTACTGCGTGACCCTGCGCTAACGTCCCTGCGCTCATTCATCGAAGATGCGGTATCGGATTACTTCAAAAGCACAGTCAATCCCAAGCACAATGTCAGCCTACGAGTGACTCAAAGTTGGTGTAACTACTCGGAGCCTGGGCAATATCATCACAAACACGCACATCCCAACAGCTACATCTCAGGCGTGTTTTATGTGCAGACCAATGACAACGACAGGATTTACTTCTACCGTGATGGCTGGCAGCAGATCAAGTTTCCGCCTGAGCAGTGGAACCCGTACAACTCTGAAAGCTGGTGGTTTGAAGCCACGGCAGGAAAGCTAATTCTGTTTCCATCGTCACTGACGCACATGGTTCCTGAAGTCAAAGGCGATGACGTAAGAATCTCACTATCGTTTAATACCTTCCCAGTCGGTGTTGTCGGGGAAGAAATGGACTTAACTGCACTTAAATTGGAGGTATGATGGTTACCCAAGAAATATTAAGAGAGAAATTTGTTTATAAGGATGGTTTATTGTTTGCTAAATATGGCAAGCAACCAAAATTTACTCCAATTACAAAACATCATCGATATATTAGATTTCGTGTCAATGGTCATGTTTATAGACTGCATCAGTTAATTTATCTTTATTTTTATGGTTTCATACCAAACGTTATCGACCACAAGGATAACGACAGATCAAACAATAAAATTGAAAACCTGAGAGAGGTTACGCAAGCCCAAAATTGCCTTAATAGAAAAACCTCAAAATTAAGTAGCACTGGAATTAAAAATCTTTACTTTTCAAAAAAATGCGGAAGGTGGTTTGTCCAAATGACCGTTGGAAATATTAGAAAGGTAATCGGGAGATTTGAAGATTTTGAGTTAGCCGAACTTGTAGCGTTTGAAGCTAGAAATAAATATCACGGATCATTTGCTAGGAGTTAGTAATGGGGCACTACGCCTTCTTAGATGAAAACAATATCGTGACTGAAGTCATCGTCGGCAAAGACGAGGGCGAAGAAGGACGCGATTGGGAGCAATGGTATGGCGAGTTTCGTGGGCAGACTTGCAAACGCACCAGCTACAACACACAAGGCGGTGTACACACATTAGGCGGCACACCATTCCGTAAGAATTACGCAGGGATTGGGTATACCTACAGAGCAGACATTGACGCGTTTGTGCCACTACAGCCTTTTGCCAGTTGGATTTTGAACAACGACACGGCACAATGGGAGCCGCCCACACCCATGCCGACGGATGGGAAGATGTATAGCTGGGATGAAGCAACTCTAAACTGGATTGAGAGTGGCAACGGAATTTGAAGTAACCGGCCTATCTGATCTCTACGCAGCATTGCAAGAGCTGCCGGTGAGAATCGAACGCAATATCACGAGAGGTGGCCTGCGAGCTGGCGTTGCTGTGTTTAGAGATGAGGCAAGGGCTAATGTCCCTAAAGATTCCGGTTTTCTTCGCAAGTCCATCAAGTCGGAATCAGACGTTCGTCGTGGGAAAGCATACGGATACGTCAGAATCGATCGCAATAAAGGCGGTGCTTTTTACGCTCACATGGTCGAATTTGGAACGGCCAGCTATTACGCTGGAAGCGGTCGTAGTAAGCGTCAGCCCTATCGTATCCCGAAGGCAACGATTGGCAGGAAGAAAACGGCGAACACGGTTTCGAAGAGACTAAAATTCAATACACCAGGTGGTTTTGTGATTCGCAATGCTGTGATCCATCCAGGCATTAAACCGACATTCTTTATGCGTAAAGCCTTTGATCGTAAGCAAAAAGAAGCGATGGACGCTTTCAAGGTTTACGTTCAAAACCGATTACCTATAGAGGTTGCGAAGCTAAGATGAGTGCGGAACTAATCGTTGCAGAGCTTCTTAAAGATGCGTCGATCACGGCGATTATTGGTACGCGCAATGCACTTGTGC